TGAACACGGCGAAAGTCATGCGCCGCGTTCAATGGCTGTGCGACTGTACAAAGCAGCCGAATGACCGATTCTTCATCCAGTGGCTCCGTGAAGTCCCGAAGAGCGAACAGCAGAGCTCCAGACACGAACGCTGGCGTATCATCAAGAATGCCATCGACGAGGTTTCTCCAGACATCGTTTTTATAGACGGTTTGCGCGACCTCGTTGACAACTTCAACGACCCCATCGAATCGTCGGACATCATCGAGGAAATGATGTCCCTGGCGAGCCACAGGGACATCTGCATCTGGATGGCCCTACACATGAATCCGCGGCCTGCCAATGACGACGAATCAAAGATGCGAGGTCACCTCGGTACAGAGCTTGGAAACAAAATCACCGACTCCCTTGCATCCATCAAGAAGAAAGATTCACTCACGGGCAAGGTGAAGTTCACCGTCAAACAGCTTGACGCACGCGACAAAGACATGCCCGACTGGGAGTTCGAAGTGGTTGACGATGCCGGCGACCTCGGCATTCCGAGAATCATCAGTGACGGACAGCCGACATTCACGGACGAAGAAACCGCAGAACGCATCGAGGCAAACAACTACTTCGCAGGTTTCAAGTGGCCACGCAACGGCGCGTCCTACTCCAGTCTGATTGACTACCTCAATTCCAAGGGCGTCACGTCCAACAGAAAGAAAGACAAACTCAGAGACGTGGCACTCGAAGCAGGAATCATCTATAAAGCTGATGGGAAATACTACTACCGGGGACTTGCAACCCGGAACGATGAGCCGGAGCAGTTGGACCTCACGATGGTGCCAGACAAAGACGTGCCATTTTGACAACTCCCCCGAAGACCCGTACACCCCACCCCGTACCCCCCTAAAGGGGGTACAGGGGGTGGGTGTACCGGCACACGGGCTACGCGCGCTCGCGCGTATTGGCTTTCCACTAACATCTGATTCACACACATGACTGACAAAAAACTGAGCGACAAAGCGGTTCAGTCCATCAGGGACAAGGCGGACATATACGAGGTGGTCTCGGATTATGTACACTTGACCAAAACAGGCAAGGAGTACACCTGCCCCTGCCCCATCCACCAGGGACGGAGCAAAGGCGCATTCAAGGTGTCGCCGGCCAAGAACTACGCCAAGTGCTTCAGCTGCGGGTGGAGCGGAGACCCCATTGCGTTCGTCATGGCGATGGACAAAGTGGACTTCGCCACAGCCGTCCGAAAGCTTGGTGCAAAGTACGGTGTGCCAGTAGATGACATGCCCACAGACTGGAAGCCGGAGCGAAGGCCGGAGCCTCCGCAGCTGCCAACACTGATACTGCCCGACAGCATGGCCGAGGCGAGGAGCCGCACCGACCACGATACGCTCTGCCAATGGCTCCGCACGGGCATAGCCTGGAACGCGGAACAGCGAGAGCGTCTGGAACAGGTGCTCAGGGACTACCGCGTCGGTCACTCGCCAAGGAGCGGGCACACCATCTTCTGGCAGATAGACGAGGCCGGACACATCCGCACAGGCAAACTGATGCGCTACCTGCCCAACGGACACAGAGACAAACGCGATGGCATGTGGAACATCGACTGGATTCATTCGGTGCTGAGCCGGAAGCGGGAGGACACCGACCCGTGGCCGCATCCCGAACTGTACAACCCCGACAAGCAGGAGGTGAGACAGACGCTGTTCGGCATGCACCTGCTGGACCGTTATCCAGGAGCGGAGATACGCATCGTGGAGAGCGAGAAGACCGCAATCATCATGGCGACAGCCTACGCCAACTGCCGCCGGTGGATATGGATGGCGTGCGGTGGCAAGGAGCAGATCACCCGCGAACGACTGGAACCTCTCATCCGTGAGCGGCGACAGGTGGTGCTCTTCCCCGACAGGGACGGCATTGCCAAGTGGAAGGAACGAAGTCACGCGCTGGGATATGAGTTTGTACACGTCAGGACGGACGAAGTACTGAAACAATGGAGACCCGAGGACGGAGAGAAGGCAGACGTGGCCGACATCACCGTCCGAATCATCAACCACACATAAGCAACCATCAGTCTAATGCAATCACTTAGTATTGACCATTTTTTGAACCAGGATGAAAAGGAAATACAATTACGACCAGTCATTGAGGAACGAAGATGAGAAGTTCGCAAGCATCGCAACCAAGATAAGCATGGACGAGAAGCGGAAACTGGACCTCATACTTGCCAACAAGGACATGAACTACTACCAGTGGTTCCAGCTGATGACGGAGGTGACGCTTCGGATGCTGGACGAACGGAATGCAATGACAGCCGAACTGTCAAGCGTGATACAGATCTTTGAATCTATTCCAGGGTGGAAGAACCCGGTCACCCTGCTTGACCCCAATGCTGAGCCGGAGGTAGAGGTTGCGATCTACTTCTTGCACAGCAAGGGCGCACATGGCATGAAAGCAATGATGACAGAACGCGGGTGGATTGACGGAGAATGGACAGAGACTGAGAACGTGCGGGACATCGTTGAGAAGGTGATTAAGGAATGTCTGCCCAAGTCCTACGCCATGCTCGAAGCAGAAGCCAAGCGGTTGGGAAAGAATGTGATTGAGCTGATTATGCAATTGGCGGACGAGGTATCGAAGGGAAATATGCAAGATGAAATCATGGAGATGTTCTCCGACAACTCCAGAAGCGACTACGGCAAGCCGACAATCGTCTATGGAGAGAAGTACAAAACGAAGCAGCACCGCTCGCCCGACTCTGATACACAATCGACACTAAATCTTGACAACTGATGAAGTACAATCACAGCATGTCCTTGTGGAGAGCCAGGAGCCCCAAGCAGCAGAAGGACAAGATGGAGATATACAACAGCCGTGAGTGGAAGGAACTGCGCATTGCCAAGCTCAGGAGCACCGACGGACTGTGCGAGGTGTGCCAACAGCAAGGCATCGTGACAGCTGCCCATGCCGTACACCATATCCACCCCATCGAGGACAGCAGCTCCAAGGCCGAAATGAGGAAATGGGCATTCATGTGGGACAACCTCGTGAGCGTCTGCGATGCCTGTCATGCCAAGATACACAAGGAGCAGGGCAAGGGCACCAAGGCACAGGTCAAGCAACGCGCCGAGCAACGGCTCAAAAGAAGGATAGATGACATCAAGAGTCGCTTCCTGCTGCCAGCGCACAGCGAAAGCCTGTACGTTGACGTTGACTGCGAGGAGGTGACCGGGGACCCTGAGCCGCCGACCCCGACCGACTGACCCCCCGGGGGGCATGATTTTTCTTCGACCCCTTCCCCGATTCCCAAATCTCCTTGCCCTCCTCTGAATTGACAGGGTAAATTTTGAAAATCCTATTTTTCCCGCATCGTAACATTGCATCGCAAGTTTGCCGATTCGCACTTTATAACACGACCGCAACATAATAAGAAATAACGTATGAAAGACGAATTTAAAGTAATATCGCTTGACGCTTCGACGGTGAAGATACCAGTGGAGCCATTGGGTGCCGTGACTGAGGATGAACTGAACAAGCGCATCCACGAATTGTTTGTGAAATACTGTTGTGGTGGCATCGACAAGCCGGAAGACGAGATGCCGCACTATGTGAAAGTATGCCGCGAGGTGTTCACCAACGGCTACAAAGCAGGTTATCAAGACATGCTCCGCAATGTGACGGGCAAAGAATGGGAGAAATAAATATGCCAAAGACCTACTACACACCCCGGAAGCTGCCACCCGAACAGCCCGACCGCTGCGAACTGTGTCCGCTGGTTGGCATCATCCCCGACGACGAAAGGCGCAAGGGAGTGCGCGAGCGATACTACTGCCTGGGCATCTTCGACGCGCTGACCGACGACAACGGCCATCCCGTGCTCGACGAACAGGGACAGCAGCGGCTCTCGTTCCCACGGCTGAAGTCGAAGGGCATCACCGTGTCGGCCAAGAAGGTGAAGGAGGGCGGTCACTTGTGGCACCGGCCCTGTGACCTGCTCTGGCAGGCATGGATGACGCTGCCGGGCCGTCTGTTCGGTATGCCGACTGACACTTACACCAAGTACCGGCTGCCCTACGAGATGGAGCAACAGGTGAAGAACCAACCGAAATTCAAATTCCGCAAGACATGAAGAAAGCAATACGTGAACAACTCGACATCGACGCACGGAAGTACGTCCGTCAGGAGAACGGCGACCAGCGCATGACCGACGCTATCCTGTGGGGTGCCACATGGTGGAACCGCCACATGCTGAAACCCGTCAAGGACTACGAGAAGCGCATCCGCAAGGCCATCTTTGAGCGACGCAAGACGGTTGACTCATGGCTCGACCTCCAGATAGAGAAGACCGCCCGACTGTGGCAGATGCGTGACCGACTGGCGGCTGAACTCGACGAGGAGCGCAGTTTCATGCGTTTCGGCCAAGGCTCAACCAAGCAGATGACCGAGACCATCGACCCCCGTCTGACATCGCTCGAAAAGCTGGAGCGCACACTGACCGCCGACCTCACCGCCCTGGGCCTGAACTACAACTCGACCGTGAGCAAGATGAAGGAAGACGCGGCAAGCGGTGTGGACGCTGAGAAGGACGGACTGGCCAACATGCTCAGCGACGCGCGACAAGGAATGACCGAAGTACCTGACCTATGAATAACGAACTGACAGAATTTCAACAGCAGAAACTCGCTGCCATCGACTTGCTGAAGAAACGCTACGAGGGCAAGGCGGACACGCTGAACGGCATCGACCCGCGGCTCGACGAATACTTCCGCGACCTGATAGACCATTCGAACGCCGACCCCGACAGCGAGTACGACTGGCACAACGTCTATGAACTGCTGGGAGCCGCCAAGTTCCTGCGGATGCTTGACACTTACAACTTCAACACGAAGAAAGTCCAGACGGTCATCCGGCTGCGCGAAGGTGAGTGGCGACGCGAGGGCCGAAGGTGGCGACACGTCGGCGGAGGGCTGAAATGTCCCGGAACGAGCGGCGCACAGGTCTATCGCTGGCAACCCTTCCAGGTATTCGTGCTGGCATCGGTTTATGGTTTTTACTCATGGGTTGACACCCGAGTGAGTGCCGACGACCAAGCCGAACTGCTGCCCACGGAGCGAGAGAGAGACGGCTCAGTGTGGGACTACCGGCGCGTGTGCACCGACTTCACCTACTTCGGTCCACGTAAGACCGATAAGACAGGACTGGCAGCATACATCCAGTTCGAGTTCTTTTTCTTCGAGGACGACAACGCGGAGATTTATTGCTGTGCCAACTCCAGCGACCAGGCGAAGCTGCTCTACTCACGCACCCGCCAACTCATCGCCCAGATGGATGACGGCAAACGCATCCGTTCGACGCAGACCGTCACCGACTGGCGACAGGCATACAAGGCCGTGCACGATAGCAGCGTCCGTCCCCTCTCGGCAGGCGGTAAGACGAAGGATGGTATGTTCGCCCAGCTGTGTTGTGCCGACGAGTACGGCTCGGCAGCCTACACCAACGGCAAATCGGATATGCTCTCACTGGTGAACGTTATTCAGTCATCTATGGGACCACGGCGCGAGCCGATGACCTTCACCACCACCACGGCAGGCACCATCACGCAAGGGCCGTTCATGGAGAAGCTCGACGCATTGCACCGCGCCCTGGAGCACGAACTGAACTACACGGAGACTGACTTCGAGAGTGACCGCCGTCTGTGCCTCTGCCTGGAGCCCGACCAATGGGAACGCGACGAACAGGTAATCCTCGACAAGCCAACCCTGCGCAAGAAGGTGAACCCGATGCTGGGACTCATCGTACAGCACAGCAGCTACGACGCATGGATCAGCGAGGCGCGAGGCGACCAGACGAAGATGCCGGAGTTGCTTGCAAAATATTTCAACATCTACCAGACAGGCCGCGTGACCAAGTGGATCACCGGCGACAAGATACGTCCGCTACAGGTGAACAAGCGTATCACCGACTGCCACTACCAGGACGGATGGCGGGTATTCATTGGCTGCGATTTTTCTTTCGGAGACGACCTCTACGCGATGGTTGCGATGGGCGTGAACTACACCCCGAGCGACACGATGCGAGGACGATTCTTTGCCGACGCGGTGGCGTGGGTGCTGGAGAAGACGATGAAGGAAAGCCCGAACCGTCCGCTCTACGAGGAATGGGTGCGGCAGGGGTGGCTGTTCGTTTCGCCTGGAGAAACATTCGACTCGATGCTGAGCATCAACCAACTCGCCGCCATCGACGACCGTCAGGACATCGATATTCGATTTTTCGGATATGATCCAGCTCAGAGCGTCCAGCCGATAAACCAGTTGAAGGCGTGGCTGCAGACCATTCTCCAGAAGAAGAACCCGCAGGCAACGGCAGCGGACATCGCCAGCGTGATTCAGCA